TCTTGGCTGCGATGTCAATCAGGACCGCAAGGATGGCAAGGGTCTTGCCCGCACTTGTTCCGCCTTGGATGACCTTCTTCCGGGCCGTCATCCGACGGATTCGCCTGATAGCGGTCGTGAGGGTAAACATTAAAGCAAGCCGACTGCGGATTGAATGCGAGCCTTGGCGATCTCGATGTACTCTGCTTCCCGTTCTATCCCGACAAACGCAAAGCCTTCCAGCATCGCTGCCTTGCCCGTTGAGCCTGACCCCATGAACGGGTCGAGGACGATTCCGCTTGGTGGGGTTACAAGTCGGCAGAGGTAACGCATGAGGTCGGTGGGCTTGACGGTGGGGTGGTGGTTTTCGTCCCTATCCGCTTTGCTTGCTTTGGCGCAGTAGAAGAAGCGAGCCGAAGCCCCAAGCAGGTCGGTGGCTTCCTCACTCCCATCGTGGATGAAGTTGGCGGGCCAGCGGCCTTGAGCGCTTCCACCTTGCACTGAGTTCATTCCGCCGTCTCCCCATATCGCCGTTTTACCGGTTGTTCTGAGAGTGCTGTCCGTCCCCACCCTTCCCCCATCCACGTTAATCGCACCCGTCCCGTGTTGCAGGACGTTCTCGGCTACCGTTCCAATCAAGGGCTTTCGAGCCACTGTAATCGGTTCAAGTGCGGGTTTGAGTGCAGTACCCCATCCTTCCCATTGCTTCGCTTCGGGGGTGGCGGGGGCGGTGATTGGCACTTCATTTTGACCAGAGCCAAATTCAGTTCCACCTTGACCATTTTCAATTCCTGAAGCCTTACCACTCATCGCTGCACCTGTAATACGAGTGCCAACAACCTCACGCTCGGCTCCAGCCGCCTTATCAATCGCCTTGCTTACGTCCAACGACTTCGGAAACCCCGACCCGTACACCCAAGCAATCATGTCCCGAATCTCAAAGCCTGCGTCCTCAATCCGCACCGCCATTCGGTGCTGCGTCCTCGTTCCTGCAAACGCAAGAAGATGACCGCCCGGCTTCAAGACCCGAAGGCACTCGGCCCAGACCTCAACGCTTGGCACATCATAGTCCCACCGCTTCCCCATGAAGGACAGGCCGTAAGGCGGGTCGGTTACAACCGAATCAATAGAGCAGTCAGGTAGTGAGCGAAGCACCTCCAAGCAGTCGCCATGATGCAGGGTTAGTTTGTCAGTCATTGTCGGGGAATAGGGGTTGCTCGATGTGGACCGTGTTCTCTTGGCGCTCCACAAGGTTGTTGAGGCGTTGAGTGATGGATGGGTTGTACTGACCAACCATACCCCCCTCAATTTGGTCTTGACGGATGGTTCGCCTTATACGCGAGCAGATGGCTACATAGTCGTCATATCGCTTGTCCCTGTTTGTAAAATAGGCCCCAAGGTCCTCAATTATATCTGCATCCGCACACCAGTTCTCAAAGCCTTCCAAGGTCAACGGACGCTCCAAGGGTTCGTATTGGGGGATAGCATCCTTGCCGGGGAATACCGTCTTGGTCCTTGGGTTTGCCTTGACCCCTGCCCGGTATGCCTCAAAGTACTCCCACATCTTTTCGGGGGTTTCAATGTACTTGCCGTTGCCCTTGCTGGTTCCCATTAGTATTCGATTTTGTCGATTAGGTCGCTTATCTTGTTTACGATTTTCATTTTCACTTCGTACTGGTTCGGGGCATTGGAATCGTCCACCGCTCCGATGCAGTCGCAGAGGGTCGTTATGACCATCATAAGGGAGTCCATCCGAGCCTGCACTTGGGCTTCGTCATCCTTCGCCTTCGAGTTCGCCAAGTTCTCGGAGTTTATTTCTTGACCATGAGAGAGCCGATTTGCCACCCCACAGGAGATATGAGATGTAACCGCAGTCGGATGTATCGTCTGCGTTGTCGTAGTAGGTTTCAGCACGGGACAGGTAGGAGTGCATCCGCTTGATGGTTTCAAGGGAAATTGCTTCCCCGTTGGCTAACTGCTGCGCCCTGACCTTACCTGTTTGCGTCGCACACTTGTTCCCGTTTCTTTCGTTGAGTTCAATCCCTCGCTTGGCATTGGAGCGAATCTCTTGGCCGTAATCCGAATAAGACTCGAACTGCTGCCTCTTGTGATTCTCCCACGTTGAGCCACAAACGGCAAGCCGTTGAGCCGTATCCGGGAACTCTGCATTGGTTTGGTTGTCGCTCATACAACGACCAATGAAGCCTTCTCTTGACTCGTTATTGTTCGGGATTGGCAGGGGCATTCAGGGAGTGGTTTATGGTGTTTTGGTTGACTTCGAGGAACAAGTCCGCTTGCAGGTAAATGTATTGAAGAGCCGATTTTACGCAGTCAGCGCACCACCAATTCGTGGGCGGTCGTCCATGAGCGGTCAGGATGGCTTGCAGTTCACCAACGGCATCGGGGGGCAGTCGCATGGTTAGGGATGCCACATATTGGTCCCAGTACTTCCTGTGCTTTTGGGCCACGATGAACTGGTCGTTGGTCATTTGAAGGTCCATTCCCGGATAATTATTGCGGTGGCAGAAGATGCGAGGCCGAGGATAGGAGCCAAGTACCATTGGCAGGTCGGTAGGGTCAGGGCAAAGCCAAGCCAAAACCCGAAGCAGGTCATGCACGAAAACGGCTTCCGCTTGGCGAATGGCAGAGCGTAGAACCATTGGGGCAGGACCCGGAACTCCACGACCGCAAGGGTCGCAAGCGCACTAATCAGGATGGGATAGACCAGTATATCCATTGGACTCGATTGCGGTTTTGATTTTGGCCTTGGCCTGCTCGATGGAGTAAATGATTGAGCGGTACGGGATGCCCGTTTCTCTTGACATGGCCTTCATGTTCCCGGTCTGCATGAGAAGGTTCAGCAGTTCTTTGTCGTACGGGAACGCTCCGTCCTTGGCCCAAGAATCCATCTCTTGCTGGGCGATGGCCCAAAGGTCGTCGAGCAGGGAGTCGTAGTCCTTGCTTAGTTCTTGGGTTTCGGGGTCAACTTCGACCCTCTCGTCGTGGTGTCGGTACTTCTTGGCGAACTGGTTGTTGTTGCCCCGGTACAGGTTCATTATCAAACGAACGATGTAGAAACGCAGGTAACCTTGGACCTGCATCTTGGTAATCTTGTCGGGGTCCTTCTCCAGCAGAATCAGGACGACCTCTTGCTCGAGGTCCTTCCAAAGCGGATTGCCCCCCGTAATGGTGAGGCAAGCCTTGCGGATTTCTCCGCTTCGATAAAGGTCAAGGACGATGCTCTCTGCGTTCACTCACGCAAAGATGGCGGGGGTTGTTGTTAATGTTGCAAAAAATCCCGTGTCCTGTTGAGAACCTGTGTACGAAGGAATTTAATGTCCGGCCTTGCTCTCATGTTTTTGGCAAGGATTTCGAGGTTGTGCATGACGGTGGCGTGGTTCCTCTTGATGATTCGCCCGATTTGGCAGTAGGTGTACAGGTACTCGGAATAGGCGATGTCTGCAAAGATGCTGCGAGCAAGGACCAGTTCTTGGGTCTTGACTTCGCTCAAGATGTCGTCCGGGCTGACTCCAACGACCTCTGCGGTATATCCGAGGATGGTGCGAGATATTAGGTCCATGTTAGAACGGGTTAGGGGGTAGTGGCATCCAGTGGCTGACTTCGGTCAGGAACCACGTTTGATGCTCGTAGTACCAACGGCCATCGCCCAGCCATGCGTAGGCTTGATTGCGGTCGGTGGTGAATATCAGGACAGGCTCGTAAGGTGTCGGCATACGGTCCAAGCATTTAATCCACTCCATGGTCAGGCGTTTTTGGCTTGGAGGATACGACCGAGCAGGGTCCAGTTGACGGACCAAGCCTTGATGGTTTCGCTTTTGTCGGGTCGGTTGCAGTTGACGCACTCCTTGCGGATGTGGAGTTGCCAGCGTCGGAAATCGATTGGTGTGGTTTTCATGGGGTTGGGGTTTGGTTGGTAAGGTTATGGCTGACGCTGGGTTCGCAAATAAAAGAGTTAGCGGTAATTTTAAATTAACTTCCAACACCAATCCCAACTACTTTCACTTTTGGCTTGACAAGTGAATATATTGTAAGCGGGCCTCCAACTACAAAGATGTACTACACCTGTTGGTGATTTAGCCAAAAGTTCAGTATTATGTGGTGGTTCTTGCTCACTCACCGAAATAAAACCGGGGCTCACAGGAGGTTGGCTCAATTTCTCAAGTTCAGTTACATAATCAATTAATTTGTAAAATTCATCAAGTGCCAACCCTTTTTGGTAGCTGTTAAGCTCGAAGAATCTCATGTGTGCTTTTAGGTTTTCAATTTCTGGTTTCATATGTTTTAAGTATTTTGTGTCAGTTTATAGGCTGACGCTGGGGGAGGTTTGGTAAGACCAGAGGCTGACGGATTTATCATTCATTATATGCGATAAGGGTGCTTATTGACCGATTCCTCATTCATTATACCCGAATGCGTATAAATTTTGGGTTTTTCTATAAATTATATCCGATTGGGTATAGTTTCAAACAGCCGATACTTCCCACACGAATCGGTAAGGGTCTTGACCTGCGGCCCGAATCCGTTGGAGCGGGATAGCACATACTCGCAAGCATCCCCCTTGGCCCGCACCTCAATCACCTTCCAAGGGCGGTCGTTGGTGCAAGCGGTCAGCAGGAGCAGCAGTAGCAGTCGGGCCATGGAACAAATCTACACAACTATTCCACACTTGCAACCACTCGCTGAAAATCCTCAACGCTCCTAATAACCTCGTATCGGTAGCCTGCCTCTTGGACCACTCCCTGCCACCACTTCTGCGAGAGGGACTGCTTGCCTTTCTCTGCTTTGAACTCCAACATCACCGCACCGGTTGGCGAGAGCCATATCATGTCGCTGACACCTGCGACCACACCCATGGCCTTCATCACGCTGCCGGCATAGGCATTCGGTGCGTTGTTGTTGACCGTGAACAATCGGCCCCGGTCGTTGGGAAAGTTGTTCCAGTGCCACTGGAAGCATTCGGCTTGGAGTTTAAATTCTTGCATGAACTTACTTTAGGATTGGAAAACGGTCTTTATTGTGGAAGGCCCAGCCTGGC